CACCAATCCGTCGGTCATCGTGGGCGTTTGGGAAACCCCAGCAGGAAGATATGTGCATCAGTTCTTGTACGCATCAGGCATGACTCACGATGAATTGGTAAGAGCACTGACAGACCTGATAACGAAAGCAGGCTGGAGGCAACTGCGCATACCTATCATCTGTGACTCGGCAGAACCAGCGCGGATCGAGGACATGGTGCGGAAGGGGTTCAACGCGCTCCCAGCCATGAAGGACATAAGATTCGGCATCGACATCATCAAGGTAAAGAAGCTGGTGGTATCGGACGAATCGCTGGATGGCATCAAGGAACTGAGGAACTATCGATGGAAGGATAAGAAGGGTATAATGAAGGACGAGCCGCTAGATGCCTTCAACCACTTCTGTGACGCGCTCAGGTATGCGGTGGCGACGACCATTGAAAGACCAACGAACTGGCGCTTGAAGATACAACCCCAGTCCACCTATCAAAGCCCTTACCACGTTAGATAGATTTAAGACGAGTACTAAGAGCTAGTAACTATATCTAATGGATGGGAGCTGGGCAAAGAGTCGTAGACTTTTTTACTCGGAACTCACGCAACGTTCCACTAGCTTATGCTCAGCGCCTCCCTAAGACGATCACTCTTTCTCCAACTTCTCAGACCCAGTTCAAATCTTTCTTCACTGCAGAGGATGAGCTCAAGCGCAAGTGGGAGTATTACATGGTCTACCGGCGCGGTGGACCTGCTGCCACTGCGATCGACATCCGCGTCCAATCCCTCTTCACCAATGGCTGGAAGATCACAGGCGACGACCCGAACCTGAACCAAGCAGTGACTGAACGCCTCAAGAAGCTCGACTGGGAACGGCAGGCGAAGATGGCGGTGCGCGATGGCTACCTCTATGCCTGGGGCATCCACGAGATCGCGCCCACCAACGACGGGACGGGCATTGCGCTCGTCACTCGTGCAAGCAGGGACTTCACCACCGAAGAGGATGACAGCGGCAACGTCCTGAAGTTCAAGCAGCGCATCATGGCCGACCCGAACACCGGACGCGCCATCTTCATGAAGAAGGAGGTCGAGCTTCCGGCAGAGAAGGCAATCCAGATCATCCCCATTCCTACGAGCGACAGGCTTGGCATCTCATTGATCGAGCGCGCTCGCAATCAGATCGAGTGGCACTACATGGTGAGCCAGTCGAGCGCAGACAGCATCTGGCGACACGGCTACCCCAAATGGGACATACAGCTTCAAGAGCAGGATGGTTCGCAGATCCCGACCGACGTCATCGCAGGGATGGAAGGCGTTACCACAGACCTTAAGCCGACCAGCGAGATGGTGATGAACGCGCTGTCCAAGGTCGTCGAGCTTGACAAGGGCGGCATACCGCAGGTCGAATCTTACAGCAACTGGGCGCTGACCGAGCTCGCCGCGGCGATCGGAGTGCCTGAGCTCTTCTTCGGCATGGGTCATAGATCCACCGAAGCGACGGCAACGGTGCAGCTCCGCGCCTTTTACGACAGCGTCGCTACGGACGGCTTCTCGATCGCGCAGCAATATCAATCGGCGCTCATCGACGACATAATCCTGCCAGACCTGGGAGCAAAGGGTGGCGACTCGGTCCTGCAGTTCCAGAACCCGAACCCTGAGAACCAATCGGCGAAGGCTGACTATCTGGCAAAGGTCATCGCGCTCAACCCGATGAACCCTGAGTGGCTCCTATCGAGGGACGAGCTCCTCGCCGAGCTCGGCATACAGAAGTCGAACGATGACATGACGCTGCAGCAGCCGCAACCTCAACCTCAGAAGGGGGTGAGGCCGCCTGTCTACTCGAAGTAGCTTCAACACGCGAGATCCATCGGGACTTCTCTCGACGGAGAACGCAAGGGCATCCGCATCCAGTCAAGACCTTAACGACGCCATCAAGCGCGTACTCTTTCACATCGACGTGAGCAAGCCGACCGACCCGATGATCATCCAATCCGTCGTCGAGACGGAGCTCGGACAGTACAACGTCGCCACGCGCAACAAGGTCCTCAAGTGGGTTCAGGATACCCGTTATCGTGCGACCAAGTGGAGCGATGTCGCGCTCACCCAGGTCGGCATCAAGACGTTGGGCGTCCTTGGGCCGGGTTCCGACCCGAACGTGATGAAGGCGCTCCAGGTCAACGTCATCAACGACATCGATTCTCTTGCGACGGATGCGAAGAAGCGCGTGGCTCAAGCGCTGATCGATGGCGTCAACAACGGCGAGGGCGCAAGAGATCTCACGAACCGCGTCATGGACGCAACAGACCTGGACCGCGCAAGAGCGGAGACGATCGCCCGAACGGAGACGATGAAGGCGTTCAACGACACCGCGCAGGACCAGTTCAAGCGCTACGGCATCGAGAAGGTGAAGTGGCTTGCGACCGACGACGAGCGCGAGTGCGACGAATGCGGTGCGCATGACGGAGAAGAGTATCCGATCGACGGAGCTCCGGAGATCCCGGCGCATCCGAACTGTCGCTGTATTTTGATACCAGTTGTTCCAGAGGTGGGAGATGGACAAGAAGCAAGTTAAGAGCAAGAGCAATCGCGGGTACTTCAACTTCGATATAACGAGCAAGTCTAAGATAGTCGTCCAGGAGGACGGCTCGCTGAAGATCTTCGACGTGCCGATCATGGCGGTCGGGATATGGACAAGTTCGCAGGGCATCACCGCGCGATTCTCCGACGAGATGCTTCAGAAGTTCGCTGGCAATTGGTCCGACAACGGGCTATGGCCTAAGCACCCTGGCGACATGCCAAGGGAAGCGACCAACATCCTCGGCTGCATCGTCAACCAGCATTACGACCCGAAGGGAAGCGCGGACGGCACGCCTGCGGTCATGGGCGACCTCATTCTACACGGCAGGACGGCGTCAAGCCGCGATGCTATTCAGGTCGTTCAGATACCCAGTGAGCAAGGCGGCATCAAGGCCATCTCCGCCGAGACGATGCTCGATGTCGAATACGTCCCGTCGATCAACGGGTACGATGTCACGATGATCCAATTCACTGGCGCGGCACTGGTACGCAAAGGCGCTTGTGAGAGTTGTAAATTGCCAGCGTTCGGACAGTCCGGCACTGGGGGAAAATATATGGCAGACAGCGCACCGAAAGGTAAGGCAGCTCCTCCATCAGGGAGCACAGGGCCAGGTCAGCAGGATGCGCCACCGTCTCCCGGTGGCGGAGTGAGCATGGATGCATTGAAGTCCTCATTGGACGCATTGCACGCCAAGTTCGACTCGCTCGTCAAGTCGATGAGCGAGGCTGACGAAGAGGCTGAAGGGGAGGGTGACTCGGATGCTGAGGCCGATGGCGACGGCGATGCAGATGCCGTCAAGTGCAAGGCCGAGGCGGACGGGGATTCTGAAGGGGATGCCGAGGGCGACTCCGACGCTGACGCGGAAGGCGAAGGCGATGGGGAAGGCGACGAGGACGCTGACGCTTCGAAGCTTCTGAAGAAAAAGAAGATCGGTTTCAAGTCGGAAGCTTACGACAAGCGCATCGCGACCCTGAAGAAGAAGAATGCAGACCTTGAGCGACAGATTGCCAAGTTCAACAAAGCACCAGCGCCGGTGACGAAGGCGTCGGCCAAAGCTCAGGCCGAGGAAGTCGAGTCAAGGTACTTGACCGGACAGAGCAAAGACTTCGAGATAAGGCGGAGGTTCTAGGAAATGGCAGCAATATCAGCGCCGACGAGCATCCCGTCCGTGATCTTCGGTACGTACATCTCATTCACTGGGATAGCAGGTACCGCGGTCACGGCAGGACAGTTCCTTCTGGCGAACAAGACAAAGGGGAACGGATATTACGACCCATGCACCGTTACCGTCGCTAACTGGTTGGCATACAAGCCGATCGGAGTGGCGGCTAACTCAGCAGCGGTCGGACAAGAAGTGACCATCATCACTGACGGCATCGTCAACGTGATGAACGGCGATGACACGACCACGATACTTTCCGGTTATCCGGTCAAGGTCGGAACCTATGTTGGTTCGGTCATCAAGTGCGCGACGGCAGGCGATACCGTCGTGGGAGTTGCGATCGATTCCATAGTCGGAGCTGGCTATGGTCGCGTCAAGCTCGTGACTGGCGCAGTGCATGGAGCGGGATTCTGATGTCTGACTCTACGAAAGAACTGGGCATCGTTCGCGGCAACGGGAACTTCGGAGCTGCGTCGATGGCTGGCATCTATGACCAGTACAAGGAACTCTCACCCTCTAAGCAACTGAAGCTCGTCATGGGCGCAGAGTTGGGGTGGTACGACAAGAAGATGGTAGCGAAGATGCTCCCGGAGCGCATGGCTACCTTGACCTTCGACGGATCCAAGGGACTGCCGAAGATCTCCAGCATGAAGCCATCCGATTACTTCGTACCTGGCTCTGGAGTATCTGGAACAACGGTGGCAGGGACTGGCCTCGTGCCCATCCTCATCGCAGACACGGTGATGGAAGGAGCGATGCCCCTGGTATGCGCTCGCGACACGTTGCCGATATGGAACATGGCATCAGAGATGATGACCGTTCCGTTCTTCACCGCGCGCAAGTACATACCCATCAGCGCACCTGGCTCGGATGCCTACGACCTGATGGAGAATGTCGGACACGCTACTCTGAAAGCGAGGCGCAGGACCGTCAAGTGTTCCTTCGGTAAGGAATTGGTCAAGGACGCGCAGATGGACATCGTCAGCGCCGGTCTGAAGGAAATGGGTGGCGCGATCGAGATGACCGTGAACCAATTGGCCTTCTCATACGTCATCCTGAACTCCAACGCAGACACCAACATGGCGACCGACGCGCTGACCAGCGTGTTCGTGCTCGGACAAGCGAAGGTGGATGCGCTCGGATTCCTGGCCGATACCGTCGTGTGCAACCCCGGCTATTGGGCCGAGGTCATGGCGAAGATGGTCCCAGCGTACAACGTGATGGCTCAGAAGGAGACCGAGACCCTAGCGGCCCAGAACCCGCTAGTCTATGGTGGGCTGAAGTGGAGGCGCTTGGGCGTCACCCTCGATACCGCCATCACATCGAAGCTCTGGACCTATCCGACTTCCGGGAAGAACGGTGCGGTCATCTTCGACTCTACCCGCGTTGGCGTCCTTGGTATCCGTGAGGACATGATCGCCGAACAGTTCGATGACGTGACAAAGTACCTGCAAGTGCCGGTGCTGACATCGAGGTTCGACTTCGTGAGCGCGATCGACGAGAACACCGCTGCGGTCAACAACAAAGGCGCTTGCTACGGCATCAACCACGCTTAAGCAATCCTCTTAAGACTGGCGCAAGCCAGTCTCTCAAACCTCTTACAAGAGGCAGAACATGGCGCTCTTCAACCTGAACACAAGCGGCAAGTATCTCAGCAAGATGTACGACAAGTTCCAGAACCTCGCGAACATCGACCCAAATAGGCTATCCGATGAAGAGCTGACGTGGTGCGAGCAGACGAACAGCTCTGGGCAGTTGAATCCTGATCTGTATCGTGCGCCGATCGTGGCGGAAGGGGCGCGCTATCAGAAGGGCATGGTGGACGACTACCGAAAGTTCAAGCATGGCGACAGGACGTGGGTGGATAACAAATGACCGTCACCATCCAGAACATGAAGGACTGGCTCGGACTGAGCACGGCAGTCATCAGCGATGTGATGCTGACCGAGTGCCTCGACATAGCTAACGACTACTGCGCTGGCTATTGCACCGCGATGGGCGTCGGCGCAAGCGGTCAAGCCTACGACTCTGCGGTTCGATACAAGACCGCGATGAACATCTGGCGCAACCTCGACATCAGAGGCATCAACGTCCAGAGCTTCAGGGCTGGCGAACTAGGAATCGGCCACGACGTTGAGCAAGCGTGCGAGATGTTCCATAAGCTATCGACCGACGCGCTCCACATGGTGTACAAGACCAACGCGCCAAGCAAGCGCGACCTCTACATGAGGCACTTGAGGAGCGGCAGGGGGATGAGATGACCATATCCCCGATGGCTGAGCTCATCAGCAGTTCGTTCGGCGACACAGTGACGATCTACCCGTATGCGAGCGCGAACTCACGAGGCGAGCCGGTCTATGGCCCGTCAAGGATAGCGGCGGCAAGAGTTCAGCACAAGCACGAGAAGATCATGAAGCCCGATGGCGAGGTCGGCCTGGTTCGTTCTAGCGTAGTGTTCCTATCGGCGGGCGACACGATCGCCAACAAAGATAAGGTAGTGATGAACGACGTGGAGAACATCGTCCAGTTAGCGACGATGATGGACCACGTTCACGATCAATACGGCAACGTCATAGCGCACGTTGTCAAATTCTGAGGTGAAAAAAATGGCAGACGAAACAAAGAAATGGTATCTGAGCCGGACGATATGGGTGATGGGCATCGGTCTAGCGGCAACGCTGTTCCAGATGGCCTATGGCTTCGTCATATCGCCCGAAGAGGAGCTAGCATTGGTGACTGTAATCGGGCTCGCGCTTCGAGCTATTACGAGCAAGCCACTAAGCTAGGGAGATGAAAGAATGGGATTCGGCGCTGAATATGATGGGATGACAGACCGTGAGATACTCATCGACCTAGCTGGAGACATGAAGGCGGCTCGATTAGCGACTCAGACTCTCATCTCAAGCGTCAATCTCCATTCCACTACCTTGACCAATCACGAAACGCGAATCGCCTTGCAAGAACAACTTGTTGCTTGTAAAAAAGAGAACAAAGTGGAGCGCAAAGTAATCTGGGGATTGGTCATAAGCGCGATAGCTGGGTGGGGTGGTCTGATAATAGCGGCACTCGAACTCGCAGCGCATGGAGGGTTGTGATCGAGATAGAAGTGGCGAGCAACGAAGATCTCATGCGGAGGATCGATGCAGCCACTAGAGACTATCCCGAACAGGCGAAGCAAGCGGTCTGGGAGGCGCTGCAGGATATCATGAACGCGGCGAAGGCGATCACTCCTGTCGATACTGGGCTGCTTCGGGCATCCGGGCGCGTCGATGATCCTATCGTTTCGCCCGGACTTATCGAGGTGGAGTTCGGCTTCCACACCGATTACGCCATCTACGTCCACGAGAACACCTTCGCGAAGCACAAGGTGGGGCAGGCGAAGTTCCTCGAACGACCGCTCTACGACAAGGTGGGATTCATCCCTGAGCGCATCGCCGAGCGCCTTGATGAGCTGTTCATGGAGGGGCTATGATCAGCGACGACGTCGCGGCCTTCCTGATCGCGCAAGGCGTAGGGACGAGCTCCAACATCTTCGCCGGGCAGATCCCCGAGAGCCTCGATTCAGGGGTCGGGGTATTCGAATATCAAGGACCACCGCCGGATAAGATCGTTCAGATAGAGTTCCCGATGTTCGAGGTCCAAGTAAGGGACACGAGCAAATATGCCGCGTACGTCATGGCGCACAACATCTACGTCACGCTGAACAGACAGACAGACATCACGATGAACGGCGTCAACTACAAGCGCGTCGAGGCTTCCACTTCCCCGATGTTCTGGGGCAAGGACGAGAAGCAGCGTTTCCAATTCATCATCAATTTCAACACGATCAAGACCGAAGAGGGAATCCTCTATACCGGTCCGATCTGCAACACGAACGTGTACTGCAACACTAACATTTACTGCGGAGGCTGAAGCAAATGGCAGACTATTCTCAGACAAGCTGGACGAACGGAGTGACCGCGTTAAGTGCGGCCAATATGAACCATCTCGAAACGCAGTACGCAACTGCTAAGACCGAATACCAGGCAGGGAACTGGGGCGCACCGCCCTCGGTCCCCGTCGCTAATCTAACTGGACGCATCGCGCTCAGCACGATGGCGGACGGTACAACGGGGCAATTCCTCAAAGCGCAAGGCATCGGTTCCAGCCCGATTTATGCTGCGCTCGTTGCTTCGGACATCCCAGTTCATGATTCGTCGAAGATAACCACAGGATACTTCACCGTTGCATTCGGTGGGACCGGCCTAACCGCGATCGCGCAAGGCGGAATACTCTACGCGAGCGGAGCGGACACTCTGACAAGGATCGCGCCCACAGGAGCGAATCAGGTTCTCAGGTCCACCGGCTCGAACGCGCTTCAGATCGCCGCACTTGTAGCGGCAGACATACCAGTTCTCGATGCGAGCATCATCACATCAGGCACATTCGACGGCAACCTTCTGCCAGCGATGAGCACGAGCAAGAAGGGCGGAGTTCCAGCGACCGGATCACCGGCAGGCAAGTTCTTGAGGGACGATGCGAGCTGGCAGGCCATCACAGGCGGAGGCAACGTAACCGGCCCAGGTTCATCGACGGCCAGGGCGATCGCGCTTTACGCGGACACGTCCGGGCAGGTCCTCCTCAACTCACTTTCGACCATCGACGTCAACGGCTCGCACAACATCCCGGCAGGTCAGCAATACCTCGTGAACAGCGCGCAACATCAGCACGCAACGGCTGACGTAGCGAGCGGCAGACTGACAGCGGCTAGGATGCTAGACGGCGCTGTAGGTCTGTATCTCAGGGCTGCAGGCGCAGGGAGCGACCCGGTCTACACTTCGATCCCGTTCACCGATCTAGCATCGGGACAACACACGCTCGCGCAAGAGCCGAGAGGGACTAATGGATACTTCCTAAAGGCGCAGGGCGCGTCCGACCCCATCTATGCCGCCCTAGTTGCAGCAGATTGGACAGGAAGGATAACTGCCCCGCAGATGCTGACGGGAACTGGGTATCTGAAAGCGGCTGGAGGCGACCCTGCCT